TAAAAGCTGTACGTAAGAAGCTGGGTAATGGAATTGAATTACCAGAAGGTGCAGAAATGACGATGGAAAATACCAATTATTGGGTAGCAAAGGTAGCTACTGGGGTTGAGGACATTAAGGCTGGAGACGAAGCTCTTGTAACAGGAGCAGCATTTATTCCGCTATTAGTTGAGGACAGAAAGCCTGATACGGCATATTTCTATTGTCCAGCACAGTTTATTAAACTATGGAAGTCCAATGACGGAAAAAAAGACTAACGAAGAAAACCTTGGTGAAAAGGGAGTTTTTCGCAGAAGGTTAGGTATTCTTGGTTTTGTAGCAGGAATTGGTGGATTCGTCGCAGGTGGATTCGAATGGTTCAATATCGACGTATCACAACTCTGGGCAGTACTAGGATCATCAGGAGGATTAATGGGTATTGGTATATTCAAAAAGAAAGATGGTAATTAAACTCAATACAAATAAAGACAAGTATTTTAAGCAGCTATTGACACTATTAGGAGCTCTTGCTCCTTTTAGTGCTTTATCTGGTAGAGAGCAAGATCTTTTTGCGGGACTGCTAACATCCTTCTATTCAGCAACTGGATCTAAAGATGAGAGATTTAAGCATGCATTTAGCTTAAATAGTAGGCATCAGATGCGCACAAGCCTAGGAATCTCAAAGCACAGCCTTAACAATTTATTTACATCCTTGCGCAAGAAAGGCTTTATATCATATACATTTATATATCCAGATAAAATGCTTAAGCCAGTTAAGGATATTACATTTCAATTTACAAAATAACATGGAGATAGATACAAGATTCTTTGAACGATTAGTAAAAACTTTTGAGACTAATCATCACATCGTAAGGAACAATACAGACAGCCTGAATATTACAGAGGCATGGATTGCCTTTGGTGACCAACAAATCAATCAGTGTAAAAGTATTGTCTACGCAGCTAAAACTAGCGAAGAACATGACGCCGTCTTTAACCAGATGTCTGAGATATTAGAGTCAGAGTTTAACGAAGATATGTTTAATCTATCTCTAGAGAAGACGATGGAAAAGATCGAAGACTTCAAGGACAGCGTTATAATCGAAGATGATAATGATCAGTAGGATTTTAACAAAGAGAGAATTAAGAAACGAATTGTTTGGTATTCTTGCTATGTGTGATGCGTTTTCAGAAGAAGGAAGTATGGCTGGTGGAAAGCACAAAGAAGAATTAGTAAGATATCTACCGAAACAAATAGCCTTAAGAATAATACAATTGCAGACATTAATAGAAGATTGTAATCTACAAGGGTAATGAGGTGGAGCAAGACAGATAAAGAGATTATTCATAGGATATCACTAGAAGAAATGATTCCTGAAAAGGAGGTAGAGTTGATGATACATTCACAATTCGCTCTTATGAAGGAGGTTATAGAGTCTGGCAGTGCCATGCAGGACACATTGAAAAATATTATGTTGCCTAGGTTTGGCAAGTTTTATTTTAGTAAATATATGATAGCTAAATACAGAGAAAATAATGGAAAGTTTACTGATGTCGTTCGACACGACGACGAACTTCTGGGAAGCTAATCCAGCATTCCTCGCCATAAAAGAGTTCAAGGATTTATACAGCAAAGACAAAAGTAAAAAGAGAGCTACTTCTTCCAAGTTAATGTGGGGAGTAGCTTTGCTCGTTGATCCCCATGAAGCTAATCCTCTACGTAATACTAACATGGAGGATAAGGTGCAGATTATTGTAGAAGACTTTGCTCAACACCTAAGTACAGAAGAACATGCTACTTATATAGTATTATATGAGAGTTTGTGCATCACATCTATACAGCGCACCATACTAAACCTAGGACGTAAGTTAGACGAACGAGACAAGTTCCTTATGTCTACTCACTACAACCTAGACAATGCGAAAGACCTTGATGCGTTAATAGCTAACACAAAGAAGCTTAAGGAGCTTTATGATGTGTTGGTAGAAGAATTAGATAAAGAACAACAAGGTGCAGGTCAGACACGAGGAGGACGTACTGAGAGTGCATCAGAAAAAAGAGAGCTATAGTGAACTTGGAGTACATGCAGGAGAAGGAGAGGGTTTTCCCAGTCATAAAGGCTAGGGAAAATTTTCTATTAAAAGAGATACCGTCACATCATCCATCTAGTATTAAATACCTAAAGTTCTGGAAGGAACAGAAGAAGAGGTGTATAGAAGGATTCTGGGCTAAGGATAAGGGGGATAATGAGTGGCGTTATATGCCACCTAATTTATACTTCTACGTTAACTTTGGCACCATACTACATAAGCCAGAGGGAGCTGCAAGGACTGCGTCTAAGCAAAGGATACGACCATACCTGCGTGATATGGAATGGGCATTCTTCTATAACTTCATTGAGGCACGTGGGTTTAGCGGGTTTAAGGACGATGAAGAGTATTCCTGCTGTAGAGATATAAAGTTAGCGGAGAAAGGAGAAATTAAGCACGAAGCCATACACAAGACTTGCTTTAATAAAAAGGGTGAGCTAAAGACATTTATTCCAATAAGAGACTACGTAAGAAAGCTCTGGGGTAAGCCTATGGGCCTACCTCTCTACTTCAACGAAGCAAGGAATATGATGCTATTAGGATCTAGGGGTGGTGGAAAATCATATCTAGTAGGAGTTGGTGTTATACTATACGAAGTATTATTCGACTCAGCTAAGGAATATACAGAGGAGTCTATCAAGAATCCAGCAGTAGCTGAGGTCTTCGCAGGCTCATCTATCTCCGCTAAGTCATCAGATATACTATCTAAGACATACGATGCCTACGTAAACCTTCCAGGAGTATGGGCTAAAGGTACTGAAGATGAGATACCTTCGCCATTCTATAAGGACATGGCTGGGTCACTACGACCTAACAACATGAAGTCCCCTTGGAAACATTCCTACGAAAAGAAGGTGGCTGGTAAGTGGCAGAAGTTTGGATCAGGATCTCATGTGCTTCATGGCATATGGACAACAGAAAACCCTGAGGCAGCAGCTGGTACTAGGCCTGCTATCATAGTATGTGAGGAGGTAGGGTTGACAGCCAATATACTTACCATACATGGTTCTAATACTGCTTGTCAGATGACAGACGGTACAGATAAGTTTGGTAGCTCTATATACATTGGTACGGGTGGTAACATGGAGAAGATTATCGAATCAGAGACGATCTTCCGTGACCCTGAAGGGTTTGACATGCTTGCCTTTGACGACGAATGGGAGGATTCTGGTAAGATATCATGGTTTGTTTCTGCTCCTTATATGGACGGCAGGTTCAAGGATGAACAAGGAAACACCATTGAAGACGCTGCTATAGAGAACTATAGGGTAAGACGTGAGAATAAAAAGAAAGCCAGGTCGCGTACAGCGCTTGACTTAGAGCTAATGAACTATCCTTTAGTGCCTTCTGAGATGTTCTTGAATGCAGGACATAACAGGTTTCCTATTGCGGATATAAAACAGCGATATTCTGAACTATTATCCTCGTCTAAGATATTGGATGCTACCTGGAAGGGTAGGTTTAAGATCAATGACAAAGGAACAGTGAAGTGGGAGAACACCAAAGAGATGCCTATCTATGAGTATCCTGTAAAGGACAACCAAGATATACATGGCGCAGGGCATATGTTTGAACCTCCTAAACGAGGAACAGATGGCAATATTACTTATGGTAGGTATATAGCAGGACTTGACCCTGTAGACGATGATGACGACAATGCAGCCAACTCGCTGCAGTCATTCTTTGTAATGGATGTATTTACTGATAGAATAGTATTTGAGTACTCAGCACGAACACGCTATGCGTCAGAGTTTTACGAGCAGGTTCGAAGGGCGTTGTTGTATTACAACGCCACAGTGAACTACGAGAATCAGAAGAAGGGGTTTTATGCCTACATGAAGAACAAAACATCCCTATATCTCCTAGCAGAGACACCAGAGATACTTCGTGACATGGATATACAGAAGACTAGTAGAACTGGAAACAAGGGTCTAGGGACGTCTGCTAACGTAGCAGTAAACAACTGGGGCTTAGAACTTCAGTTAGAGTGGCTTGAGGGCAAGGCATATGACAGAACAGATGAACTAATGAACCTCTACCTCATTAAGTCACCAGCATATCTTAGGGAGCTCATATTATTTGATGGCAAACGCAATACTGACAGAGTGTCTGCTATGGGCATGCTCCTTATCTATCGCCAAGACAAACTTCGATCTATACAGGCTATCAAGAACAAGCCTAAGGTAGATGACTCATTTGGTGCTAAAATATTATCTGATGTACAGAAATCTCGAAAGCGTTATAATCCCCATCCTGGAGCACTATCCTTTAAGAGAAATTAGTTGATATATGCTACTTATTTATATATCTTTGCATAAAATTATAATTATATGAATCAAGAAAGCCCAATAGGACAATTTCCCAGACAGCGTTTAGCTACGGGACAGAAGAATAATGATTGGTTTAAGAAGTGTATAGATGCTGGGGCAAACTCAGCTATGTACTCTAGCTTTACTGATCAAGTAAGGACTCGCAGAGAAGAGAAGATTCTCAAAAGCCTTTCAGAAGGCATCTTAGATATAGGTGATGTAGAAAAGGCAGTAAATGACGCTCGTGTACATAACGAGACGATCCATAAAGAACTACAGAACTTCCCATTAGCAAAGCCAAGAATCGACCTATTGATAGGCGAATCTATAAGTCGTAGCTTTGATTGGGTAGTGCGAGTAGTTAATGACGATGCTATCTCTGACAAGGAGAAGGGTATGAAGCAGAAAGTTATGCAGGAAATGGTAAGTCTAGCTGGAATGGAAGGGCTTAAGGATGAGGAGCTGCAGGCTAAGCTTAATGAGCTTAATAGATGGATGAGGTATGAGTACCAGGATGGTCGTGAAAGATTAGCCAGTCATATACTTAAATACCTATGGGAAGAGCAGAAGCTTGATATAAAGTTTATGCAAGGCATGGGAGACGTGCTGAATATAGGCAAAGAGGCTTACGTTGCTGATATAATTAACAATGAACCTGTCCTGCGTAGGGTAGATCCATTGCATATAACAACAGTACGTAGTGGTTCCTCTGACTATATAGAAGATTCTGATATCATCATAGAGGATAGATATCGCCCATTAGGCTATGTAATAGATACATATAGTAAGTGGTTAAAAGCATCAGACATAGATCAGCTAGAAAGAGCTGGGATAAAGGACGGCAAGACAGACAGGAACGGAATACAAACAAACAAAACTTATCCAGTGTTTCCTGCTGACATGTTTGCCGACCCAACAAATAACATGGACGTTATAGATTTCTTCTCTAATACTCCAAATGAAGCAGACTTTGGGTCATACGATCCCAATGGCAACGTGAGAGAGACAAGGGTGGTATGGCGTGGTATGCGTAAGATAGGTGTTCTAAAGTTTTATAACGAAGAAGGAATACCTGACGAACGGTTTGTTGACGAACACTACAAAGCCAATGCAGATGCTGGCGAGAAAATCAAGTGGATCTGGGTGACCGAATGGTACGAAGGAACACGTCTTGCTGGTGATATATATGTTAAGATGCAGCCTCGTCCTATACAGTTCAGGAATATGAACCATATGGGTGCAGGTGGATCAGGATATGTGGGAACAGTACATCCACAGTCGTTGCTTGAAATACTAAAGCCTTACCAATATCTGTATGTGATAATCATGGATCAGGTAAAGAGGGCGCTTAAGAAGTACAAAGGGCCCAGAATAGAGCTAGACATAGCTAAGATACCAGACGATTGGAAGTTAGATGACTGGTTGTATTATGCTGAAGAGATGGGTTATCTCATCGTAGACAGCTTTAAAGAAGGCAACAAAGGGTCATCTCAAGGAAAGTTGGCTGGTAACTTTAACACTACTGGTAAAGAGTACAACTCAGATATGGGCAACTATGTCAATCAACTGCTAGTGATGTTAGAGTTTATAGAAAGACAAGTGTCAGTTGCGTCTGGGGTAAACAATCAAAGACTAGGACAAATAGAGAATAGGGAAACTGTTGGTGGTATAGAACGCTCTGTAACGCAGAGTTCTCATATAACAGAACCTATATTCACTATGCATGACTATACTAAGATACGCGCAATGGAGTTACTTCTAGAGACAGCTAAGTACGCTTGGCGTAATAATAAGTCCAAGAAGGCTCAGTATGTATTAGATGATATGTCTACTACAGTCCTTAATATAGATAATGAATTATTCCCAGAAGCAGACTACGGTCTATTTGTAGGTAACTCAACGGAAGATACTGAACTGAAATCATCTATGAAGCAGCTATCACACGCTATGGCTCAGAACGATAGAATGAACTTCAGAGATCTAATGACAGTACTTACATCTCCATCTGTTTCATCTATGCGACGTGAACTAGAGAGATCTGATGACGAGCGTAAACAAGGAGAACAGCAGGCAGCACAAGCAGAACAGCAGGCACAGCAGCAAGCGTTACAAGCGCAAATGGCTAGTGAAGACAAAAAACTTGCTGTAGACGAAGGCAATAATATGAGAGATAACGAGACAAAGTTAATAATAGCACAACTTGGAAATGATAATGAAACCGAACAACCTGTCGACAATAGTACAGATGAAGCCAAGGCTACTCTGGAAAAAGAAAAACTCAGCTTCCAGAAAGATACCAAGGGCAAAGAGTTCTCATTACAGAAGGCAAAAGACGCAGAAGTGAAGCGTCATAATATAGCCACAGAGGCTATTCAGAGAAAAAACAAGGCAGCTACGCCAAAAAAATAAAGTTATAGTCATGAGTTTGATATAACAAATTATATTATAAATTACTTTTATTTCGATACTTTTTAAACTATATTTGCACAAACTGAATTAAGATGAGTAAAAACGAAGAAGCATTGTTCGATGGAGTAGACTTCGGTAATATGTTTACAGTGGAAAGTGAAGAGCCCATTGTAGATCCCGATGTTGTAGATCCCAAAGATCCAAAAGAAGAACCAACTGAAGAACCAGTTGAAGAGCAACAGTTTGTTGCTGAAGTAACTGACGAAGACCCAGAAGAGGGTGCTGAACCAGAGGAACAAAACACAGAAAGTGATGACCCCTCTGATGAAAGTAAAAACTCTTCTTCTTCATCTAATTATCAAGTTTTCGCAAAGGCTCTTTATGACGAGGGTGTCATCACTTCTTTTAACGAAGATAGTGAAATTGGAGGAGCTGAAGAATTGGTAGATACTATAAAGGCTGAGATAGAGAAGCAGGTAAGTGATAGGAGAAATGACCTACCTGATGTTGTCAAGGACATTATAGAACGGTATGAAGACGGAGTAGATTTAGGCGAATTCTTAAATATCAAAAAGCAAGAACAAGACTTTTCTAATATAACGGAAGAGCAGCTTAACGATGATGAAGGATTGGCTAAAGCTATCATCAAGAGAGATCTCTTAGATAATGGTTATACTAATGAAGATGCAGATGACGAAGTCGAAGATGTCATTGAACTTGGCAAGCAGGCCGCCCGTAGCAAACGAGCTCTTAAGCGTATCAATAAAAGGATAGGCGATAAGCAGACTGCTATGGCGGCAGAAGCAAAAGCTGAGCGCAAGGCTAGCGAAGACAGTTATAGGGAAAATCTTCAGAAGATGACCAAAAATATAGAAGACACAAAGGAAATTGCAGGACTAGAGCTTAGCGGCAAACAACGCAAAGATGCTCTGAAGGCAATGACCGACATTGTAGGCAAGGTAGGAGACACGCCAGTAAATGCTATTACACAAAGCAGAATGAAAGACCCAATGGAATTCGATAAGAACGTAAGTTTATTATGGACTATCACGAAAGGGTTTACTGACTGGACTGGACTGCAGAAGACCGCAAAAAGAAAAGCTATTAAAAACCTGGAGGACGCGTTTGAGAATCCTCAAAAGGCTGCGAAGGCAGCAGATAAAAGGAAACAGACTGCTCCGTCAGGATCATTCTATCCACAGGAGACTATTTTTAGTAACATAAAATATAATTAAACCCTTTTTAAAAAACAATTAAAATTATGAGTTTATTGCTTCAAGAATTTGACTCTAAGGAATGGGGAGGTTTAACAACCAAAAACCATCTTGGGGCTGCTTATGCAATCGAGCCACAAAAGGCTTCCGAGTTTATAAGCATGGTATTTCAGGCATCAAATCAGTACGCTGATCTTGGTGACTATTTAGCTTCGATAGCAGACCCATTATACCTGGACACAGACGATGCGTTCACATGGGATATGATGGCTGGTGGCGAAAAGAACATCCCTCTAGTAGAGGCCAGAATTGATGGAACAGCAGTTTCTGCTTCCTCAACAGCTGGACTGGGGTTGTCAGAATTTGAATTGGTATTTTCTGAACCTTATTTCTTCGATGTGAATATCATCGTAGGACATAAGTTAGAGTATCAAATACAGATCAAAGATGATCCAACAGTAGAAGGAAACAACTGGGTATATACCTGTCAATTAGTAACAGGAGATACCGATCTTTACATCCCTTACGAGGAAATTGTAGTTGGAAAGCGATTCAGCAAGCAATATTCAGGTGTTGAGCCTGCCTTCTCCGTAAAAGGTGGTAAAGTAAACTATACATCACCATTCAAGATGAAGAACTTCTTCTCTAGGTTAAGGATGGAAGATGTAGTTCCTGGTAATATGGTTAATCGTCCAATGGGTGTTAAGTTTAAATTAAGCGACCCACGCACTGGAGCTACCAAGGAAACCATGGCATGGCAAGATTATCGCGACTGGGAATTTGAGCGCCAGTACAGGATGGAAAAGAACAACCTTCTGTATTATGCTCGTCTAAACCAAGCCGCAGATGGCAGCTTTAAAAACAAAGGTAAGTCAGGCTTCGAGTATGAGCAAGGCGCTGGTATCCGTCAGCAAATTGAATCAGCTAACGTAGCTTACTATCCTACAACTTCTTTCGATATTGATTGGCTGACTGACGTCATGCTCGATCTTTCTATCAACCGTCTACCTCAAGACAGCCGTAAGTTTGTCTTACGTACTGGAGAGCGTGGAATGGTTCAATTTAGTCGTTCGTTAGAAGATAAATCTCAATTATACGTACCGCTTAATGTAACTAGCAGGGTATCTCAATCAGGCAATAAAATGTCTTATAGTGGACAGTTCTTGGAATATAGAGGCCCACAAGGTATTGAACTTACTGTAATGCATGATCCCATGAAGGACGATAATGTTACTCATAAGATTTTACATCCAAGTGGAGGTATTGCTGAGTCTTACGTATATGACCTGCTTGATGTAGGAACCTCTGATGGAGATCCTAACATTCGTCTAGTATACCAAAAAGGAATGGAAGACATTCGTGGCTATGAGCCAGGTCTGCGTAATCCATTTGATCCTTATGGCAAGATGACTGTTATGAGTACTTCTACTGATGGTTACAAACATCACAGGATGTTTATTGGTGGTGCAATGGTTAAAGATCCAACCAGGTGCATGATCATTAAGCCTCAAATATTAGCCTAAAAAAACAAGAATATGAAGAAAGAAGAGAGTATAATTAATCCATTACAAAACAAGAAAGTAACGATATTGCAAGTAGCTAGGGAAGGTAGTTGGCCTATGAAAGGTAAAGCTGGGGCTGACGGCCTTTATCCTGGCGCGGGACATTTTTTCTGCGGAACTCCATATGATGTTAATAAAAGACGTCATATAGATCCTTTAACAAAAGAAGAAAAGGACTTCTTCTGCTCTGAAGAGTCTCAGCTGAATCTTGAAAAAGACCAGTTGAATATGCTTAAGGAGAAGAATTTCTGGACTGATTTAACTATCAAGCTCACTGACGATCCATTGTTTTTGGATTTAAACGACGAGATGGATTATTTAAGGTGGAGGTTCTTGTCAGTACAAGGAGACGTAATTGCTCCTTCGTGGAATGTTCGAAAGAATAAAGCTACATATAAGTTTGTGATAAAAGATCTTGATGAGGTTACGGCTTCAACAATCAAGAAGATACAAAAGGAAAAAGAAGTTATGCGTCATTACTACAAGATTGAAACTAATGCTACGCAACTAACTGCTTTACTAAAGATGTACTATTATCAGTCTGGATCAAGTAAGAAGGTATCCAACAAGACTAGTGTTTCTACATTGTCTACAGAGCTATATAATGTAATAGAAAATAACCTTGATAGGGTTCATGAGATATTGCAGGACAAGCATCTTGACACTAAACTGTCAATTTATGAAGGCATAGAAAAAGGAGTTATTGAGAAACCATCTAGATACGAGTTTCAAATTGTAGGCAGAGAGGAAGTTTTAAACATGACCGATATGGTTAAGTTTCTTTCATCTGCTAAGAATAGTGACGTATTATTAGAATTAAGAGCAAAAACAGACAACGTATAATATGACTGTCTCCGTAATGCTAAATAATTTCCTGGTGGAGTACGGTATGGTTTTGGCCATACCTGCCCCATCTTTAACCGATGCTGAGATTGTGTTCTTTTTAAACAAGGCGCAAACAGACATTGCCAATGAGATTTACCAATCTGGTGATTCTTACGCATTACATACTAGTGGGCTAGTTGCATCTCATACATATGCAGCAGCGTTAGCTACGAATGCATTGATGCCTAGTAACAACATATCACTAGATCTCACATCAGCTACTAAGTATAAGTATTTTTTAAACTTATATCTATCTCTCACAAGGAGCAACGTTCCTATAATAAGTCCAGCTGAGATTATAAAGACTGAAAATATATCTAAAGATCAGGCGTCTCAGTTTGAGACAACAACTGCAAACCAGCCGATATATAGAAATCCAAAGACATATTTGGATGGCAATAATTTAGTTACTCTATATGATGCATATACTACATTAGTATCTGGTTATATGGAATATGTCAAAGAACCAAAAATACTTTCATTGACTGTTGCTGATGCAGATTTCGCAACTACAAGTGAACTAAGAGAGGACTATCATAATGCGATAGTAACCAAGGCGGTATTATTTGCTAAGGATGTTACAGAACAGCAGGAAGCTGCATTAAGGATACAAAACGAAAAAACGATATAAATTATGACAGTAGTAGAAATGCATCATGATTTTTTACTTAAAGCAAAGACTCTGGATAGGGTAGATGTTAAAGACATTCTATCATACGATGCTGTTGTTTTATTAAATCAAGCACAAGATATAGTGATTGACGAGTTAATAGCAACCAAGAATTACGCTATGCTAAGACCGATTAC